TTTCTTTATCACGGATCATTGCTACTTTAGAACCAGCAATACTGGAAGTTCTGAAGTCTAGATGGTTCTCTAGTTCTGACTCATGGCAGAGAGGTATCCAACATTTTTTGAATATTTTTTCTTGCTCTGCATGAAAGATTCCCCAATCACTATAAATCCGACTATCTACATATTCTACACTTGGGTCTGCTAACCATTGGGTGTGTTTTCTTGCGGGCATTATCGTTCTCCTATCTTATCAAACATTAGTTTTACTCTCCCTACAATACGGAATATTTAGGAAATTCCAAGAATAGGTTTTACAGTCCATCTCTATTAATTTATCTATAAATTCTTCCTTTGTAAGGCATGGTGGCCACCCTAATGCTACTCTACTCCACTGACAATCTTTTTTAAGTGCCAGGGATGCACCGTTCTCTGATAATGTCTTGCCTGTTTGATTTGCAGAAATAAAATCTCCAGCAGTGCTTGCAGCGGAAATTTGCCACGGAATTCCTACCAATGAACAACCATTAAGGAATCCCGACAACACAACTATAAAGATTCGGAGTTGATTTGTGTTGGTCATGGTCTTTATTCACACGCTCATTTAATCTGTCATAATTTTTTACGACAAATTCATTACAAGATATTTCTGATTTAAATTTATAGGTGGAAAGCACTTCTTCAGAAGGAGCTCCACTGGTGAATGTGAGAATGACTATAATGAACCATGTCATACATTATACGCCAAAACTCTCGCCGCAACCACAACTACTTTTACTGGACGGATTCTTGAGGGCTAAATAAGAGCCTCCGAGCTCAGTAACATAGTCAATTTCTGATCCCAAAATATACATTTCAGCGAGAGGATCGACCACTAGCACCTCATCAATAGGCTCAGACCATTGTACATCTGGATGGTCAGTCATCAGACCCCAAACATATTGAAACCCAGAACAGCCACCACCCTTAACGGCAAGAGATACCTTATCACCATTCATGATAACGCTCTTCATATAGTTTTTTGCTTTATCTGTTAATGTGACCATATTATTATTTAGGGATAGTTATTCCCCTCGTTCACCTTTTCTCGTCATGTAGGATAAAACATTGTTCCAATAGTAATAAGACCAAGTGTATTCTCTACAGGTTTTAAGAACACTTCTCGTACTACCTATACGCTTCAGCGTTAAGTCTTTCATTTTCCATTTCCCTCATTCGTTCAACAATGCTCATAAAGATAGAAAAAAACTGTTCCATCTTATCCGTTTGTGCAACAGTTGGAACACAAAGAGTCTTTGCATCCTTATCTTGTTCCATGATAGCAACTCTTGCGTCTAGGCACTCAGTCATAGACGGCATCTCAACTTCATATCCACCACCCATTCCACCACCAAGGGCAGAGACAATTAACAGAGCTTTCATACTCATATGCCTATCTCATCTTCTACAGTGAAATCAATTCCTAGTTCTTCACAAGTTAAAACCATTTTGACTTTTACTTTTCCAGTATCTTTCCAAGCATTTTCAATTTCTTTTTGTGATGCAATTCCTACTTTTTTTAGAAATCGTCTAATAGACATATTGAGTTCTTCATCAGCATCTGTCATTATGCAGCTTCCTTATATTTGTCATACCAATATTTTGATGAGCTACGTAGTTCATCGTTTGATTCACGAATGTACTCTAATACATCCTTTGCAAGATCAGACTGTCGTACAGACCATTTGTCACCACGTTGTGCAATCTGATCAAGAAATTCTTGAACATAGTCAATTGACGGGCAAGTGTAGCCTGGAACATTTGGTGCAGACAGTTTTGCATTATCAATCTTTTCACGTTTTACAGATTTTCTCATATTTTTTCCCATCCAAAATTAGAACACTTGTACTTAGTTTCACCAATTAAAACCATGTCACCAACAGACGTTGACCTACACCCCTCATTAGGAAACATAGACGTAACACCTTCATTGTTCCACCAAGCATCATTGATAGAGTTGGTCTTCATGAAAGCACACTCCAACTTGTCTGTATCTGTCCAAGACTTCTCAACATCAACAAACGCAACTACATGAGGAGTATCCCCAAATGCAGCGTGAATTACTGATACTTTCTCTGTCGTAAGAGTTTTCATCAGAGCCTCTGTTTTCTTATTAAGCATAATAGCCTTCTTCTGTGTAATAACCAATAGGTGAACCATTTACACTAGGAGCGGAGTCAATCTCACTCTGTAGAATGGTAGTAGTAGAACCATCGTCCCATTCCATAATAGCTGATGTAGGGATTGTCACACCGTTTACTGATTTGATGATGCCAGTAACTGTACCTTCCCACAGGGGAATCATTGCACCGAAATTACCGATAATTTTTGTTCCAACTTCAATCATAATTTTCTCTCTCTCTTGATTATATTACTACTATACCACACGAAATAGAGTTTGTCAAGAAGAAAATGATATATCATCAGGAATATAATCTTCAGATATCTCAATCTCATACTCTGCATTATTGCTTATACCCCACAGAGTGCCATCCTCATCCATCTCTATGACATAAGAGATACCGTTATCTGTGATCATGTCACCATTTTTAAGCTTATTCATATTCATTAAACCTTTCGTGGAAGAGACTAGCAGTGCCATATGACCTAACAGGCGAACCCTGTTCCAGAAGTCTCTCTCCATTATCTTTATAGTACCACACTAATACACCTTTGTCAAGCACTAAATTCAATTATTATCCATTCATTTCTCTGGCGTGGCAGTGAGCTACCCTTCTTCATGTGTATCTTAACTCCTTATAGCTATTCTTTAACCATCCAACAAGCAGATTATAACAGGTTGTCAAGGGTATGTCAAGTCCTTTCTGCACTTATTCTGCATTTATTTCTGATAATCTCTGAGTATGTGTGGTTATTGTGCTGAGAGTCTGTGGATTTTAACTACATCTCTGGCATGTTTATTTTAACCTTTTTAATGAATCACCTATTATTGGGTATTCATGGGACACTATGGGATATAGTTCCGCATAACTTGATATATATGAATCCTAAATAGTCTTGACATCATCTTATGCATGGAGTATACTAGTAATATGAAAAGTTTCAAGCAAATACTGACTGAGGATAAGGGTGGCAAGAACCTTCACCTTGAGCATCTAGAGGATGAAATCCTTAACTATGGTGTAGATGGTGGCAGGGCTGCTATTAACTTCCTTCGTTCTCTACGTGACATGATGGCTGGTTCATCTCGTAGTAGTGTTAACATGACTGTGAAGTGGGATGGCGCACCGGCGATCTTTGCTGGTATTGATCCTTCTGATGATACGTTCTTTGTTGCAAAAAAGAGTGTGTTCAATGTAAGTCCTAAGCTGTATAAGACGAATGAAGAAATTGATGATGATCTATCCGGCGCATTGCAAAGTAAATTCAAGGTTGCATTATCAGAGTTATCTAAATTAGGTATCACGGGTGTATTACAAGGCGATTTGATGTTCACTGATGATGTGGATACTACGAATATTGATGGTACTTCATACTATACATTTCAACCCAATACGATTGTCTATGCCGTACCCGTGGATAGTGATTTTGGTAAAAAGATTAACACTGCGAAGATTGGTATCGTCTGGCATACAACGTACACAGGCGCCGCTCTACAGGACATGAAAGCCACGTTTGGTGCGAATATTTCTGGATTGAGTAAACCTTCTAGTGTGTGGATGGATGATGCCACTTATAAGGATACCAGTGGAACCAGCACCTTTACTGAGTCAGAGACTACTGCATTGACTGCAATTCTATCTAACACGGGCAGGACATTTAAAAAGATTAATGCGAATGGGTTACGTAAGTTTCTTTCATTGCAAAATGGTATGACAGGCTCTATTGCTGGTGCATCGTTGAAGACTTATAATAATAGTAAGGTTCGTGCTGGTGAGAAGATTAAGAATGCGATGGCTCATTCTAAGGGATATGAAGCATGGGTGTATGACTCGATACAGAAACAGATTGACAAAGCAAAATCTCCAGCTGGTAAGAAGAAATACACAGACATGCAGAAGGAATATGTTCGTGAGGTACGTAAGCATACCAGTAACCTAATCAGTATCATTGAGTTTCAGAATTTGTTGGTTGATGCAAAGTCTATGATTGTGAACAAATTGGATAAGGTTAAGAGTATTGGTACGTTCATCAAGACTGCAAATGGTTTCAAGGCGACTAATCCAGAGGGTTATGTGGCGATAGACAGAGTAAGTGGTGGTGCGGTTAAACTTGTAGATCGTATGGAATTTTCGTATAACAATTTCACTGCAATAAAAAGTTGGGATAAGTAATATGACATTACAGAAATACGTTAAACAATTACGTCCTAGAGATGAGGTTGCAGTTAATCATGTTCATAGGATTCAAGAAGCTGTCTCAAAATTACCTCAAGAAAAACAAATTGATGTTGATTCATTAGTTAGTGCTGAAGAATCAGTTGTGGCAACTCAAATGTATGAA